CTGGGGTTCTCGATACAAGACAAGAGGATATTTTGTCAACTCGTTGGCTAGAAGTAGTAGGAAGAACATCTACAAATACAAGTAGAGTTGTAACTAGTATAACAGAGTTTGCTAGAGAGGAGGACGATGGTCGCGATGATCCGTTTGATGGCTTTGAAGATAGGCGAGATAACCCTGATCCTTTAGCGCAATCTTTTACTGTTCACGAATCGACTGGAGTGTTTATTACAAAGGTTTCTTTATACTTTAAAACAAAAAGCACTACTATGCCAGTTTGGATTCAGATTAGACCTATGGTTAACGGTTATCCTGCCTCAGATATTATTGTGCCCGGTTCTCAGAAACTATTAACGTCGGCTCAAGTCTCTACAAGCCTTGACGCTACATTAGCAACAGATTTTATATTCGATGAGCCTATTTATTTGAAGGGCTACACAGACTACGCGGTAGTTTGCATTACTGATAATACAGATTACTTATTATATGTTTCTAGTGTAGGTGAATTTGTTCTTGGAACTACAAATAAAAAGATCAACAGGCAGCCATTCTTAGGATCACTATTTAAATCTCAAAATAGTAAGACATGGGAAGCATCTCAGTGGCAAGATATGAAATTTAAATTGCATAGAGCATCGTTTACAAACACGACTGGAAAAGCAGTGTTTAAAAATGCTACTGTTCCCAATAGACTTTTAAAGCCCAACGCGATCACGCTATTTGCCAAACCGACTGAGCGTAAAAAAGTTAAAGTTGAAGCTAAAAACCACGGACTTCTAGTAGGAGACAGCGTAGTTCTTTCAGGTGTTGTAGATTCAACATACGCAACATTCTTGAACAATGGTGGAACAGCACACACCGTAACTGAAGTTGATGGTCATTCTTTTGCATTTAATCAATCCAGTTTGCCAGTAGTAACTGTTCCGCTGACAACTGGTGGCAATGCAATTAAAATTACGCAACAATATGCTTATAATTCCATGTTCCCAAATCTTGAAAGCATGAGTCCTAAAAATACTTCTATAAACTTCACTCAGATAGGAACTAGCGGTAAATCTTATGCAGGATCAGAAAGTCCATATGCACATTACGCAGTAGAGCCATTAAGAAACAAAACAAATAATTACTTTGAATTTCCTAGAATTATAGCACATGCGACTAGGGAAGATCAATTAGTTAATGATACGTCTCTTTTAGTACATAGTAATATTGTAACAGGTTCAAATTTTGTTTCTCCTGTTATTGATCTTCAAAGATGTAGTGCATCAATATTTGAAAATATAATCGATAATCCTGAGCCAGTTACTTCATCTACATCTGGGACAAATAATGTTGTATTTGATGTAGACGATACAGTATCTGGTAATGAAGGATATTCTACATACAAAGCAGAGACAGACGCACTTGCAGGATCAAGTTTAGCGAAACACATAACAAAATCTATTTCGCTTCTATCTCCTGCGTCAGGATTAAAAATATTTATGGCAGTTAATAAACCCTCGGCTGCTAATGTTGAGCTTTATTATAAAGCAATCATGGATAGCGTTAGTTTTGACTCTGTGCCTTGGGTACAAGCAACATTAGATACTGCAATGCCTTCGGATGATGATGGAGAAACTTTCCGAGAATATATTTACACAGAAGGTGGCGATACGGGAACATTACCTACGTTTAATAGATTTAAAGTGAAAATCGTATTCACTTCTTCCAACTCATCTAAAGTTCCTATGATAAGAGACTTTAGAGCAATAAGTTTGGGAGATTAAATTGCAACTATCTAAAATTCAAGGCGAAAATGATTTTATGGTTGATGAGGAATCAGGCGCAATCATAAATACAAATATTGCGGAAATTGAAAAATCTAAAGAACGAAAAAAAATGCTAAGAGCTAAAAATGAAGAATTTCAAACACTCAAGGCAGAAGTATCAGATATTAAAAATCTGCTAGTTGAAATAACCAGAAAGTTAGGTGACTAATGCCCAGAATTGTAAATGTAGACCTCTCAAGCACCGTCAACGGCTGGCGCGAAAAGACTAATCTTTTAGGAACATACGTTGGAGATTTGGACGCACTTACTACGTTAGATAGTTCGAGTATAGTTGGTGCTATAAATTCTATAGAAACTAAAACTAGTGTAGGTGGCTCTACACTCCAACTTGCAAAAAATCAATTAAGTGCGACAACATCTGGCGGCGGCACGTATTGTGAATTAAGTTATTCTGCGGCAACAGGAGTCTTTACTTTTGTAAGAAGGGCGCTGACTCAGAGCGATATTCCTGCATTAGATGCAGGTAAAATTACAACAGGTACTTTTAATCCTGCTTTACTTCCCAATTTCGATGCGTCTAACATTACTACAGGAACTATAGATACAGCTAGATTACCATACTTAAATGCTAATCAAACTACAATGGGTCAATTTCACGAGGATAGAATACCTTCACTTGCAACTAGTAAGATAACATCAGGAATATTTTTAATCGATAGAATACCCAATATTCCTTCTAGTATGATAATAGATGATGGTACAGACATTTCCGCTGATATTATTCCTTCAGTATTCGAAAGATCAAATGTTGCCGCTAATGTAACAGCGTCTAGAACAATGACTAATACCAACACTTTTACTAACACAGGCACTGTTATTTTTAATGGACCTGTTAGCTTAAATGATAGTATGGAAATAAATGCTGATATGACTATCCAATCAGCTAACGATAACCAATACGATATTGGTGCAACAGGCGCTAGACTTAAGGGTGTATATGCTAACACATTTTACGGTCTAGCTACGTCTGCAAATTTCGCTGACCTTGCAGAAAAATATACTACTGATATAGAATATCCTGTTGGCACGGTTATGAAAGTGTCTGTAATTGATGAGGCTGAAACCGATGAGTGTAATGTATTTGGATTGCCTGTAGGAGTGATATCATTAAAACCCGCATTTCTTATGAATGCAGATGTAGAAGGTCAAGCTCTCGCGCTAAAAGGTCGTGTTCCAGTAAGAGTTGTTGGTGCTGTAAGTAAAGGTGAAACTTTGTATGCTCACAATAATGGTTGTGCATCTAAAGAGTATAATGGCGCTGCTATTGTAGGAGTTGCTTTAGAGTCAAATAGTTCTATTGAAGAAAAGCTTGTAGAATGTGTATTGAAACTTTAAAGCATACTGCCCTCTCACTAAGAAGAATCTTATTATAACAGAATTTTTAGAAATGTCAACCCCTAAAATAATGGTTGACAAATATATTTTTATGATATATAATAGCTTTACATAATGTGAGGATGCGAATGTTTACTTTAAATACTGTTTTATCTATACTACAAGCTCCAATTTTATATGACGAAAATGCTGTATTTTTTATTGATTTTGATGGTAAGGTCAACAAAGCACACAGCTTTGGAGAAGTTCTAAAAAACTCACACAATACTATAAAAATGGAACGAATGGAAAATTTCAGTCGTGCTATGAATGAGGAATGTCTCGCTCTTGCCAAAAAATATAATCACACTGAAGGTCCAATAACGTGTCATTTATTTTACGCCAAAAAAGGATCACCCTCTTTTAAGCCTCATACAGATCCTTTTGATGTTGTTATTTACTGCTGTGAGGGAACTAAAACCATTGAAATGAATGGTATTATGCATGATATAAATGTAGGAGAATATTTTCATATTCCTTCAGGAACTCTTCACCAAGCATTTAATAATAGCGAAGCTCTAACTCTCAGCTTTGCTTTTGAAGATTATATGGAAAACAGAATATGAATTGGCTAATGTACCTAAAGACAACGGAAACTTGTCAATTGAATTGTAAGCATTGTTTTACGAGTGGCAAGAACGGCGCAAAAATTTATTGGAATACAGATAAGATTGTCGATTGGATACATAGATTTCGAAAAGATAAGCCATCTAAAGCTGACAGTATTCACTTTGAATTTCATGGTGGTGAACCGTTTTTAGTTCCTGTCGGTCAGATGAGAAAAGTTTATGATGCGTGTGATGGTCTTTGGGACCATATGAGTTGGGGCGCGACAACTAATCTTGTGTTTAAATTAAAAGATCAACACATAGATTTCATTAAAGGTCCACTCGGTATGCGTTTGGGAACATCTTGGGATCGTAAAATTAGATTTGATAATAATAAACAATATAGACTATGGCACAAAAATGTCAAGACTTTATTGCAAGAAGGCGTCACAGTAAGGCTCTTTATTAGTTTAACAAAAGATACGTTAGAAAAAGATCCTATTACATTACTGCGTTGGTGTAGACGTTTAGGTGTCCAAGAGGTGTCTCTTGAAAGACTCACTAATAATGGATCAGCGCGTGAAGCATCTGAAATCTTTCCATCAAATAAAGAGTTAGACGCATACTTCCTAAAGATGCATCGACAGAGCGAAGAATATGGAGCCAGAGACTGGTTTGAAAATGATTTTTTAGAAAATGTATATGCTAAGTTTGAAAAGACTCAGACGAAATGCGGCACGTTTTGTCGTGATTGTGAAGAAAAATTATTCACTATAAATGGTGATGGAACAATTAGTGGTTGTCCGAACAGCGCACCAGAATTTCAATTCGGTAGCTTAGATGATAGCATACAAACTCTTATAAATAGTCCTAAGAGAATACGAAACATTATTGAAGAAAAGATGAGAAATCCATTATGCTATTCCTGTCCAGTTTCTAAATTTTGTGGCGGCGATTGCCATCAGCTAGGATGGGAAAAAGATATTTGTGGAGCTCCTAAGAGCTTAATGATGGAATTGGCAAAAAATGTCTAGGAGAGAACAATGGCAATCAGTAACCCAGCAACAGAAAATCCGACACTAACGAAATATAAAGAATTTGTTACAGACAGGATAAATGCTCACATAGTCTACGGAGAAAATGCGTCACCTGCGCCTACCTTATTGCCATCCTTGTATGGCAGTACGACTACTGGAATAACATCTATACCAGACTTGAAAGATTCTCCAATTACGGCTCAAGATATATATAATGCTTTACTGAAAGATGTTAATCAATACACACGGGTCAGAAAAATAAATTTTACAAGAATTGTTCAAGGCTCTGGCGGCAATATCTCTCTTCCAGCGAAGAGCCCAGCAGCGATTGCAGTCGCACTATTAAATAGAAATTTTGCTTGCGATTGGCAAATAGCATGTACTACAGATGCAAACAGCGCAAGAACAGGCGATGTTGTTTTTACCTCAAATGCTGCTAGGGAAGCATTTAAAGTTACACATAACGTATATGGTCCAACAGTGGATGATGATGGTTCTCCTTTAACACATGAATTTTTGCAACATTACTGCGCCATTGCAACTATTAAATATAGTACAGAATTGCGCCGAGCGGCGCGTGTAAATACAGCAGTCACAGCAAGTGGTTTTGCAATCTTACATCATAAATATGGTTTTGAAATTGATTCTTCTGACGTTGCAAATCCAATTGCACAAAACGACTTAATGACAGACGAAAAATTAGAAGAACTTTTTCAGAATTTTTATGACGCATGGTTTAGTGTAGCTAATTTAGGAAGTGGAATAAGCATTAGTGAGAGTGTGTGTCATTCATCATGCCACACGTCATGTCATGGTTCAAGAGGTAGGAGATAATTATATTATGAGCGAAATTATTATGGCAACAGCCCCTTTGGGCATTGAAGATTTAAAAAAATATTTTACAGACAAGGAAACTAAATTTTTAATTGACTACGAAAATTCACAATTGCAAGGTGAAAGTTTACTTGTATACCTTAGCAATTTAGAAATACCTTGCGATATTAAAATAGGAGAAAGCGATTTATTTAAATTGGCATCTCACTATTTGAAATTTACTCAGATATTGAGTATAGATGTTTTGGAAAATGTATTAATTGACATTTTACTGATATACAAAAAGCTTCCAGTTATTGTCGATCAATGTTATCCTTGTGTTGCAAAGTTTATTGAAGATCATCCGGAAGAATTGAAAATTTTTACGTCTAAACTAGATTCTCTAACTTTATATAATATGTATATCATACAAGACGATGAATTGAAAAAATTTGTTACTGATCACCCCGAAGATCCTACAGATGATATTAAAGGGATAAATTTCGTCAGTCTCCTCAAACACCAAAGATTTTTTTACTATTACAATTCTGTAGGAACTGATAATCTAAAATATTATTCAAAATACTTTAACGACTATATGTTTGGAGGAAAAGGCATGTATAGTTTCTGGGCGCACGAAAACAATCCTATGTTCATACTAACTTGGGGTATTTCATCGGACGCATTAAATGGAACTGAGTGACTTTATATTAAGAGATAAACGAGACTCTCAGCAAGAATACACTATACATCTATTCGAATTTTGCAATCTATCTTGTCCATTCTGCTGGCAAAATCACGATAACATTGTAGGAATTGATACTGTATTAGATAAACTTGTTCCCATAGAAGATTTTCTAAAAACTGAAAATAGAAACAATGTTGTATTTAATATCATGGGTGGAGAAATTTTTGCAGATGAGATATTCAATTCATCTCTATTCTCTGATTATAAGGATCTTGCCAAAGGTATTGGAGAATTAGGAAAAAAATATAATAAAAAAACAAGAATTAATTGGGTCACTAATTTAGTGGTAAGTAAAAGAAACCAAATTAATGATTTGCTTTTATATTGTCGTTCTCAGAACATAAAAAGTAAACTTGTTACTTCATACGATCCTGCAGGTAGATTCAATAAACCAAATTTAAAAATATTCTTAGAAAATATTGAATATTTTAAAGATGAGTTAGATGGTATCGGTATTTTGCTCACTAGGCCGAATATCAAGTTTTGGTTAAAAGAGACTGAAGGAGTTTTACGTCAACTATACGACGATGGCATTTATCTATACGCAGACTATTATATGCCAGATTGTCAAGCAAAAAGAAGCGCACCATCAGACCAAGACATGCTGAATATATTTAAACATTTTATAGATAACTACCCTAAAATTGATCCTATTCGTTCTTGGATTGAAAATGAAAAAAATTGCATTAGTTGCAGATCATCAAAACTTGTGTTGGAAGATGGAACTATGTGTCTATGTGGAAACTTAGTTCAAGAGCCTGATGATAAAGCAATGTATAAAACAGATATACAACCTATGGACAATACTCCTATAGAAAAGGCATTTGTAGAAAAATATAACTGTTCTACATGCGAGTATTTTCAAAGATGTACTCTAGGCTGTTTTATGTCGCATGACTATAAACACGCAGAGGAAGTTTTAGATGAATGTGTCTACAAAATTACGCACAGATATATCGACAATGTACGATTACAAAGAGCCAGCGCAATCTCTTGATATTGATCTGCCTAATTACATTGATGTTAAATTAGATATTTTACCTATACAGCATCCGTTTGTAGCTAGAATTTCTCCTAGACAAGCGCACTTTTTTATTTGGCATGGCACGAAAGAAAACGATCCTGAGATATACAAAGATTGTATGATTTCTAAGAAAAATGAACAGATGATGCCTCATTGCGACAGTGATGAGAAACTTGAGAAGGCAATATGTATGGCACATATTTTTGATAGTGAAGTAATAATAGGTAGAATTGGAAATGTAGGTTACATGAATAAAAAATCTAAAAGTGAAGCTAGACAATTTTTGAAGCAACAGTGGCAAGACATAATAAAATTGTTCGGCAACAGAAAAATAATCTGTCCTTCAGGTTTAATGCTTGAATATATATACTCGACTATGAATTATTACAGAATACCACATACTCCTTATCATTGGAGACTAATGAAACCAATGGGTTTTGAGAGAAACGAATATTACTGGGTGAGGGAAGCGAATGAGAGATGAAGGATATACTTTAAGTAATAGATCAGATATGTTTGTCCATGTTGAGGATACTATTCCGAAACTCAAATGGTTTAATATGAGATATGGAGACAAAAAAACTTTTAGTGTCGCATGGAATTACTACTTACAAGGCATGCGACAGAAAATGATTAAAACTGCAAATCTACTTTATGACACATACTTGCAAGAATATGATAGCAGTGAGAACGCAAGAAAAATAGTCTATTCTTCTATTTGGAATGGCACCGAGCAGTCCTCTTGTAACTGGCATAACGATCTACTAGAAGGAGCTAATGTATTTTTTCTATTATATTTTACAGACATGGACCCTAATAACGGTGGAGAAATCATGTTTAGAAATATGGAAGAAAACAAAAGAATTACAGCGTTTCACATGCCGAGGAAATATGATGTTATATTAGCAAGTCAAGACTTAAAATTTGAACATAGGGTCGAACATTTCCGCGCACCATGTATGGAAAGAATTACTATGAATTTTGGTTTTAACATTAAAAATTCTCCATGGACTTAATCGTCAAGCCAACAGAACTTTGCAATTTTAAATGTTCGTTTTGTTCTTCCTCTAAAATTACCGTAGATGATAATACGGCTATACTTGATTTGAATAAGATTTTTAAGTTTTTACATAGATTCCCAGATACAAAAACAATCATTGTTAATGGCGGCGATCCCCTTATGATGCGTCCTAACTACTATTGGAAAATCATAGAATTTCTTGATAAGCATGCCATGCCTGCAACGATATCACTTACAACTAATTTGTATCCTTTCTTGATGAAACCGATGAAATGGAAAGAACTATTCAACCATCCGAGGGTAGGTGTGGCTACGTCATTTCAATATGGTGGTGGAAGATTAAAGGGCGATTATAGTGAGTTTACAGAGGAAGATTTCTGGAAATGTTCGGATGCAATGTTAGAGCATGTTGGATATAGACCGTCATTTATTGCAGTGATTGTTGAAGAAAACGAACATACGGCAGTCAAGACCGTAGAATTGGCAAAGAAAATGGACGTGGTTTGCAAAGTGAATTATGCAATGGCTTCAGGGTCACAATCAGCGCCATATAGACTATCTAAGATTTATGAAAGATATATCCAAATTTGGAAAGCTGGATTATCTGACTGGGAACATAACACTCAACAGATGTTGAAACGATTACGCGGCAGCGTAACGATCTGCCCTCAGGCTAGAGATTGTGATAGTCATATTCGCACGATACAGCCGGAAGGTGACTACTACTCATGTGGCGCTTTTGGCGACGATTTAGACAAAGCTATCGATTTCGATTATGAAATGAACGGCGGGTTTACAACTCCACTAAAAGATGATATAAATTTAATGAGTTTAAAAAAAGCATGTTTTTCTTGTCCTATGTTTGAGATATGCAATGGGTGTTCAAAAACTATAAAAGACTTAAAAGAATATAACATGGTTGAAGATCATTGTCAACACATGAAATCCATGGCAAGCGATATTATTGCTCTAAATAGGCTTGACGTTGAAGTGAGTCCATATGAAAGAGAATATTATGATTGAAACTATATTTCCAACAAAAATATTTAGATCGAAGATAGATTTTACAGATGATGAAAATGAATCTTTGAAAGCTTTTTGTCAGGCTCTTATGGTGCAATATATGACTGAAAATAAAATAAGTTTTAAGGAAGCTGGAGAATTAGAGAATGTTCCCGTGTTCTCGGATTTCAATCTAAAAACTTATCCTCTTATGTCTAGACTGTATAATTTTTTTGCAGTCTCTTTCTTAGAACTTCTCCAAGAATATGAGCCGAGCGCCGAGCTTGAGGAAGTATATAATGCTATGCAAGCGACTATGGGTAAGATGCCGTTTATGAGAAAAGGAGACTATAAACAAATTCATTGTCATAGAGGTAACGCATTGGTCGCAGTATTTTACTTAGATTCTGTAGATAATGATATGCATGGAGGCAAGTTAATTTTGCACGATCCTTCTTTTAATAATACAGTGCGAGCCAGAACAAATCCGCAACACGAAATACAAACAGAAAAAAATTCAATAGTAATTATACCGGCACACGTCTGGCATGAGGTAACCCCATACTTCGGTAATGATGAAAGACTTACAATTACTATGGACATAGAACTTGTCAACATACCATGATCGTTTCAATAAACCCAACTTACTTCTGCAATTTTAGATGCGACTTTTGCTATCTAACGCCAGAGCAATTAGGCAATCAAAAGAAAATATCGCCAGAAAGATTAGATGAGTTATTAGGACAAATTCCTAACATAGAGCATGTAGATTTATATGGCGGCGAAGTCGGAGCAATAAAGAAGTCATACTTTTATAGCATAAAGAATGTCATACGTCAACACTTTTATAATACGATTAACATTAATACCAACTATTCTATGATGCACCCAGGTTTCTTTGACAGTGACGTTTATCTTTCGGTATCTTATGATTTTGAAGCAAGAGAAAAATCTGATCTAGTTTTTCAAAATATGATGTTGAGTACAAGGCCAATAGCTGTACTAATTCTAGCTACGGAAAAAGTGCTAAAGAAAGACGTTATGGAAATGATTAATATGTTGAATCTATGTTCTTCAATAAAATCTGTTGAAATTAAACCATACTCAATCAATCAAGCTAATGCCCATACTGTGACGCATAAAGATTTTGAGAACTTTGTTATAAAATGGTTAGAGTTAGAAGAACATATGAAGTTTCAATTTATAAATTGGGATAGAATAGAGGATTCATATAATAAAAAATATAATGCGTTCTCAGATGACCATATATACATTACTCCAAATGGCAAATTTGGTGTATTAGAATTTGATGAGGCAGATAGGGAATATTTTCTTGAGTTGGATAGTTGGACAGACTATATTGATTGGACAAAAAAAGAAAAAACAACTATGAGTCCAATCTGTAAATCGTGTGAATATTTTGGAACCTGCTTAACTGAGCATTACAGATATGTTAAGGATTTAGATAATGGCTGTAACGGATATAAAGGATTATTGGACTGGTATGGAAGATTGGAAAATAGCGAGTCAAGTTTATCACCTTATTAACAAGCATCATACAGATGATTTGAATAGAGTAGATATTACTTGGACGGACGATACTGTTAAATGGGCAGTCAAGCATTTTAATGATTATATTGATGAATGGGTATATCCAGCAAAATCATACTTTGTTGCGATTTGCTATGCGTCTTGGCTATCTGAAGATTTTGATGAAAATTTCTTTGAGTTATTAGATGATAAATATTTATTAGCTGACAATGATCCTCATTTTGTGCAGTATAGTTTAGACATAACGACATACGAAAATATTATAAAGCAAATAACATTTCCACTAAAAATGACTGGAATGGTCCCAGATGTGAGAAAATATTATGAGGACGAGTTTAAAATAGCACTAGAAAAGATATAAATAAACATAAGCAACTTATAGCAAAGATGAAAAAATGACAAGAAAAATCTCAGTTAATCTTACAGATACTATTGAAACTTGGCGCCAAGCTACCAACTCTATGTCAACATACGTTGGTGAGCCAGATCAATTGCTTACTACAAACAAATCTGATATCGTTTCTGCTATAAATGAAATTGCTCCACAAGTGACTACATCTACAATAAGGTCATTACAAACTCTTGCTTCAGGTGGCACAGGAAGTCATACAACACTTGTATATGATTCTAACAGCGGCGCTTGGCAATTTAATTGTAATGTAATTTCTCAATCAGATTTAGGTCCACTATCAACCGCTGCTATTACAAGCGGTGTTTTTCCTGTTGCTAGAATACCCAATATTTCAGCAAATAAAACGACAAGTGGTGTATTTGATAAGGCACGCATTCCACATATTCAAAATTTAGATGGACAACTAGCAGATTCACAAGTAGGATTTGTTTCTGACGATGTTCCTCAAGGCACTTCACACATATATTATACAGACTCATTAGCGAGAAGTGCTTTAAGCGGCGGTCCGTATATTGCATATTCGCAACTAACTGGTGTGATCCAGACCACTGTTCCTATAGCCACAGATATAAGCCAATTACAAGATGCACAGCAAATAATGTCGCTCACTTTGCCGAAAATCTATGTTGATTCTGTTCCTCCCTTAGTGTTTCAAGCCGGAACTTTCTGGTACGACGATATACGAAATGATATACAAATTCGAAATGATGCTTCTTCGGCATGGGCAAAAATAGGACATATAGATTCGGGCGGTTCAAATTTAAATATTTTTGATAGTACTAATATAACAAAAATCTTAGCTCAAGATAGTGCAGTTCATATTGCCAGGCTAACAACTCAAGATTCATCTATATGGTCAGCAGGAACTAATACACTTGACACTTTGGTCTCTCCATATAAAATTAGTCAAGCTATTGCAGCGCAAACAAGCGGTGTACTTACAACAGATGCGACTGGAACATATATGTTTGGTTATTCGACAGGCTCTAGTGATATAGCTTACGGTGCAACTATTGCAGGATCCAGTCTAGTGCCTGCTTCCGCAGCGTACTCAGTAGAAGGCGACGGCAATAATGCTGCTTTCGTAGCAGGCACTCTAACAGGCGCAGGTCTTGCAGGAACTTGGAGAGCGCAAGGACAATATGATCAAGAAATTGTTGTCGCAGGACACCATACTCTTAAAGGCGCAACTTTATGGTTAAAGATAGCTTGAGGATATTATAAAAATGACGATTAACATAACTGAAGTGAGAAACGTAAAATCTATTAATAAAGAAAACACCCATTTAGACTTAGAAATAAATCATCCTCAACATGGATGGATTCCTTATTCTTTATCACCTTTAGATACAGATACAGTTATTGATAATATTAATTTGTTAAAATTGATTGGCAAAGACTTTAAAAAATATGTTGCTCCAAAAAAGAGTTCTTTGGATAAAAATGCAGCGGATAGTAATAGAATGAAGCGTGATAATTTACTTAGCGCGACAGATTGGAGATTTCGCTCTGATATGAAGCCGAGTAAAGAATGGAAAGATTATTGTGTAGATTTGCGAAACATTACGGCACATAGCAATTGGCCAAACTTAAAAAAGACTGACTGGCCAATTAGTCCAGACAACAGATAGCAGAGATAACAAATGGTTAGAGTAGTCGATTTACCAACAGAAGTTTCAGCAAACTTAGCCCCAAACTCAAATTTTGTGATTGTGAGCGGAGTAAGTGTGGGAACTCATGGAACAGCAAGAGTTGCCTTAGGTGAACTAAGTTCATTCTATAATAATGTGGGCGCTTTAAATGACTCCGGGGTTACAGCTTTAGTTGACTCTGCATATATTTTTAATATAATCAATAGCTCGCCTACAGGATCTGTAACAAATACTGCTCCCGCATTTTCATCTATAACAAGTACTCCAACTAGTAGGGACGGTTATGGAATTTTAGACGTCCCTAGATTTTCTGATATCTCCGTAACTCAATTAACACCTTCTGGTGCTACTAGCACTTTAAGTTATAACGGCAATGGAGCATTCACATATGTTCCAAGTAATCTTGTCGATAGCGCATACGTTAATGCAAGATTTGATATTCTATCAGGACTTGATAGTGCGTTCATTTTAGGAATGGTCGATAGCGCATATGTCGATGCAAGATTTGATATTCCAGTAGCATTTGATAGCGCAGACGTTGTAGGAATGGTTGATAGTGCATATGTCGCTGCAAGGGTTCAGGTCTTATCTACATTTGATAGTGCAGATGCTTCCTTTGTCGCTGGTAATCTTGTCGATAGCGCATATGTTACTGCAAGAAGCCCAGACGCATTTGATAGCGCGTCCGTTGTAGGAATTGTCGATACTGCATATGTTAATGCAAGAGTTGTAATTCCAGCGGCATTTGATAGCGCAGATGTTGTAGGAATTGTCGATACTGCATATGTTAATGCAAGAGTTGTAATTCCAGCGGCATTTGATAGTGCTGACATTATAGGAATTATCGAGGCCGAGGGCACGTTTGAATTTGATAGTGCGGATGCTTCCTTTGTTGCGGGTAATCTTATTGATAGCGCATACGTTAATGCAAGAGTTGTTATCCCAGACGCATTTGATAGCGCGTCCGTTGTAGGGATGGTCGATAGTGCATACGTTAATGCAAGAGTTGTTATCCCAGCAGCATTTGATAGCTCAGACGCCTCCTTTGTTGCGGGTAATCTTGTCGATAGCGCATATGTTAATGCAAGAGTTGTAATTCCAGCTGCATTTGATAGTGCAGATGCATCCTTTGTTGCAGGCAATCTTGTCGATAGTGCATACATCAACGCAAGAGTTGTTATTCCAGCAGCATTTGATAGCGCAGATGTTGTAGGAATTGTCGATAGTGCATATGTCGCGGCAAGAGTTAGCGGCGGGGCTACATCATTAGACGGATTAACAGATGTAAGTACAAGTGGTGTAACAAGCGGACAAATATTAAAGTATAATGGTAGTAGTTGGTTACCTGCGGCAGATGCTACGGCAGCGGGTGGTGGCTTAGGAGACTTAACTATAGCTGGAAGCACAATTTCATCTAGCGGAACAACAATTACACTAGATGATAATGTTACAGTAACTGGTTCACTCACTAGTAGTCAATCAGGTTCTCCTATGTTAACAAGTTCTACTTCACTTACACTAGAAGCAACGACAAGAACAACTATCTCAAACACTCCTCTAAAATTACACAATTTCACAACAACTCAAAGAAATTCATTAAGTGCTGCATCTGGCGACATGATATATAATAGCACAACAAATAAATTCCAAGGCTTTGCAAACGGCTCTTGGGTAGATTTGCATTAAGGATTGAAGATGTCAGAATTTCATTATCAATTAGGTACACATACAAAAGAACAATATGATGCATTAGATGTTAGTTTGCGTGATGCTAATGATCCAACTTATGTAGCAAGACCAGTTAGTCAAACAGATGATATACTACACAGCCCTACAAGAGGTGTATTTTGGTTAAGTGAGGAAGAAGCCGCAGAGTTAAGAAACGATCCTCAGATTGCATTTATACACAAAAACCCAGATAACTACCCGGAAGAGTTTCCTCAGCCACCTTCTGATGAATTACATTGTGGAATAGAGACCACATGGAGATATAACGAGCCAGTTAAACACTATAATAGATTTTCCTCTACGGCCGACTATCCTTCAAGCCCTACTAGTTCGGATTTGCGTAGATGTGGATACCAGTTGTTAAGAACCTCAAGAAAAAATGGACCAAATCCTAAAAGAAATGTATGGAACTTCGATGCGGGCCAGATCAACTCAAATATTGAAAAATACGGCACGGGAAAAGATGTTGATATAATAGTTGCCGATAACGGTACATGGGCAGGACATATAGAATTTATCAATAATAGACCAGCTGGTGAGTCACCTACAGACTATGTAGGTGGTAATCTATTGCCTGGCGATGGCATTTGTGATTTATTATCTCTTGTGCATGATGGTCCATACTATATTGATCCAGATTGGTTTAATGCTTCACCAGGAACTAGACTGGAAACCAGATGGGACGGAACTACAGTACCAACTAATTCTGCGGCTTTAAGTTGGTGGGGTAGTTCAAGTAGTAGAAGTTCTGCCTTTGCTAGTTACGGAACAGTATCTATATCTAGTCTCTGTACAAGAGAAAATACACTAGGAGATTTTAACAGTTTGCCCTATGATGCCACGCATGGTACACAGTGTGGCAGTCAATTATTTGGTAGAACTCACGGCTGGGCATATAATGCTAACAAATGGGTACTTGACGCATTTGGTGGTCGGAGCGCAGGAATTACTAAAATATGGGACATTCAAAAAATATTCCATCAAGCAAAACCTATAAATCCAAAATACGGAACTAAAGATCCAACAGTATCTTCAAATAGTTGGGGATATAGATGGTATCACGCAACTACATCATATGCCCATCATAGAACAAATTCACCAATATACTTTACATCAAAAGCAGGCTCGCCAGCGTTTATGAACCTTATAGGTAATTACGGCGATGCTAATAGAATTAAAAGTGAATTTTTCGATAGTTCCAATGTCACTAGCGCAAAAGAAATGATAGATGCTGGTGTTATTATGACTGTTGCCGCAGGAAATAGCAATCAAAAACAAGTCAAATGGGATCATCCAGACTATGATAACTATTGGCATACCAGCAACTCAGGACATTTTGGAGACGGCATTACGCAAGCCAATCTCGGCGATGCAATGCCAACTATAAACAGACCAGGTTTCCCACAACATGCTGGATCATATTGGGGAGATCCACAAACATTTAATATTAGTGTAGGCAATTCTGGATCTGGCGCTTATACTATGTCAGGTACAGACAGAAACGGAGCAGTAAGTGGAAGCAATCCGACTATTACTATTAATCGAGGAGATACTGTAAACTTTAATGTAAATGCAGGTGGTCATCCTTTTTATATCAAGCATCATAGTAGCACAGGCAATCAAAACCAAGTAAACTTCCCCACGGCTTCTGGACAAGGCCATCAGTTCGGTACAGTAAGTTGGACACCTAATCAGAGAACGTCATCAACTCTTACCAATGATGGAGAGTTTTATTATAATTGTTATTATCATAGCTCAATGCAGGGTATTATAAATGTACAGACAGGAAATAGAGTAAATCCAGTAATTAATGTAGGCGGTCTAGATGATCAGTATTACACCAACGTCTTTCGTTACGAGCGTAAAGTAAATTACAGCGATATGGGAAATAATATAGACTTGTTTTCACCAGCTGACGGAACTTTGGCCGCAGTTCCCGGAACTTATGGTACTAATATCCCTAGATATGATAACACTTATATGAGTAAAAGTGGTAATACAACTTGGAGTGACGGACAAACTGGTTCACCTATTGAAAGTAGAGACGGAAGATTCAGCGGCACTAGTGCTGCAACTCCTGTAGCGACAGGATTGATTGCTACAATATTGGAATTAAACAGAAATTGGACATGGTCGGATGTAAAAACTTGGCTAGGAACACTACAGAATCAAAGCGATATGCACGATTATACCGAAAGTACTACCCCAACAGCGACTTATTATGTAGAAGGTCTGCATGGCGCAACTCCAAGAGTAATATATCAAGGTGGAACATACGGTCATACCACAAAAGAAACTACGATTATCCCGACGCAATTGTCAGGTGGCATATCTATTAGTGGTAGTTTTGATATTGAAAGAGATTGATTAAAAGAAAACTGAGCTTATGCAAACATACAGACGATAAAAAAGAAAGATAACAGATGGTTAGAGTAGTCGATTTACCAACAGAAGTTTCAGGAAACTTAACATCAAACTCAAATTTTGTAATTGTGAGTGGAGTAAGCGTTGGAACCCACGGCACCGCAAGAGTTGCGTTGGGTGAACTAAGCTCATTCTATAATAATGTAGGCGCTTTAAATGATTCAGGCGTCACAGCCTTAGTTGACTCTGCATATATTTTTAATATAATTAATAGTTCGCCCGCGGGATCTGTAACAAATGCTGCACCAGCATTTTCGTCTATAACAAGCACCCCGACTAGCAGAAACGGTTATGGAATTTTAGACGTGCCTAGATTTTCTGATATCTCTGTAATCCAATCTGCACCATCTGGTTCTATTGGCAATTTAAGTTATAGCGGCACTGGAGTGTTCACGTATGTTCCACCCTCGGCGATAGAGTCCACAGGCGAATTAGTTGAGGGCACGAATCTGTTTTACACAACATCTAGGGCAGATAGTGATGCTAAAAATGCAATTAGTGCAACTGGCAGTCTATCTTATGATAACAGCACTGGCATTATGTCTTTTACAATGCCTGCCCAAACGACTACAGCTATAACAGAAGGAACAAACCTTTATTTTACTGGCGGTAGAGTTGTTGCTATAATTGATAGCGATTATATCATAGAAAGATCCCCTCCTGGAATAGATTCTGCAACAATGATTGGAAGTCTAACTGATCCAAAATATTTAAGATCAGATATAGGTGATAATGGTGTTTCATTATCTCTTTCATCAACACTACATGCAGATGGTGCAATTACATCTAATGGTGATATTACTGCTTTCAATAGTGCGTCTGATAGAAAACTCAAAGAAAATATAGAAGTCATTGACAATGCTATTGATAAAGTAATGACGCTTTCTGGGTACACATTTAACTATATTGGTCGTGAAGAAAAAATGTCTGGTGTCATGGCAGATGAAGTTGAATCTGTTTTACCAGAAGTTGTTTATGAATTTGATGGTGAATATAAAGCTGTTCGTTATGGTAACATGATGGGTTTAATTATTGAAGCAATTAAAGACTTAAAATCCGATATTAACGAATTAAAAGAAAAAGTAAATGGCAACTAGACGTTTTATACCCAACGATCAGTATCCTTTATTTGGAGATGATATACGATCAAGTGAACTACAGAGCCATTTTGGTGGAAGTTCGCCTGTGAGCCTTTCTAATTATTATAAGGGAGGTGGACTTGTATCAGACTCAGATGGTAATTATCTTTTGGGAAGTAATGACTTCGCTGTTCCAGAATCTGGAAAAATATCTTTCAGCAATTTTAGCGTCCGGCCATTTTGGGATCAACATTTTTTTTGTTCTTCGGTAGGGGTCACCTCGTCACATAGTTTTCAGATACCCCACAACCGCGGCTATAAACATATGAGAATAATCATTCAAGGTTCTGGTGGCAGTGGTACAGTTGGTGCGGCGCTAATTAATGCACCCAGCTACTGGGGTAGTGGTTATGAGAGCGCCTTTGGTGGTTCAGCAGCCACTGGTGGTAATGGCGGCGCATATGCAATAAAATTTCAACAGCCAGTTTCGGGCGGTGATGTAATCAATATCCAAGTCGGAGCAGGTGGTGCCAGCCCCGGTGGCGTCTACAATAATAACGCTATCGCTGGTTCCAGAGGAACTTTAGGCTCTCAGTACACCAATGGTGGAAATAGTAATAACGGCGCAGAGACTTATGTTAAAGTGAACACGACCTATGCGTTGAGAGTTCCTGGAGGACTGGCTTCACAATCAAAATCGAAATTAACAGCAGATTATGACGTTGGTGCGGGTTATTTCGGAAATAACACA